TTACGAACAGCGATTCTGTTTGCTTCGATGATAAGCTTCTGATAGAAGTCTCTATTACGCTCAACCAACCAACGACCGTCAGCAGATGCTGGGCTCCATACGGAGTAGCCTGGACCAAATCCAGCTCCAAGAGCAGCTTGAACCATTCTCATGATCATCTCACGGTCGATTTCTGCTTGAATCTCATACGACATAGCGTTTGTGATTTCAGCATCGATATCGATACCGTTCATGTTCTTGAGGTCTTGCTCAAGTTCTACCGACCAACGAGCGCCGAGTCTACGAGTACCAGCTTCAACAGCTGTTTTCTCGAAGGACACGTTGATTTGAGGAATGTTGTTTTGAATCTCAAAGTTCTTGAGAATTTCTGCAACACCCTTATCCTGATCAGCAAATGTCCAACCTGCACCACCAGAGAGGCGATTTGAAGATGTACCTGTGAATCTGGAATCAATGTATTGATAACCAAGCTCACGGCCATCAGCATTACCTACTGTATAGTGTGGGTTAGGATTGCTGCCACCGTCAACGCCACCAGAGCCAAGACCTGCTGATTCATACTTATAGCGTAAAGCAAAAGCAAGACCGACTGGACCAGACATTGGTTGAACACCGACGATTTCGTTGGAGATAAGCTCAGGGAATGTACGACGAATCATTGGAATAAGGATCTTCGGAAGACGTGCATCACCAGCTGCATAAGAGTCAGAGCTTTGAATAGAACCCGGTGGGTTATATTGACCGCCAGCGTTAGCACCAAAAGCGCCACCCTGACCAGCTACTGTAGACTCCATACACCACTTCTCTTGGTTCTCAAGAAGAACAGCAGTGTTAAGGCGTGTGTGCTCGTCACGAATTTCCTTACATGAATCTGATTTGAAATCAAGAACTGGTGCCCACTTCTCAAGAAGTGCGTCAGCTCTGTTTCTATCGATAAATGATTGTGGTTTATTCATAATTAGCTTTATTTCCTTTCTTTCGACCTTCATGGGCAACAAATGACCCAAGTTACTCAGGTGACTAGCACCTCATGTTCAGGGGAAAATTATTTCATTCTTTGTAGCTCGCTAACATACGGATTGTGCGGCTTTGGTGAAGCTTGTTTTATTTCACGTGGAGCATCTGCCTTTACTTTACGATTTGTAAAGGCTTGTTCCTTAATGATACTAATGTTTTCTTGTTCTTTCTTTTCGAAGAGCCTTAAGGTATAGTCAAAGTTTTCCTCAATAAATTTTGGCGTTTTATCACCTAGAGCTCTTTTAATATATTCCTTTTTCTTTTCTGTGAGCCCTGTAGTTTTGGACTCTAGAAGAAGATCAGCTTTTGTTTTGTTATATGCTTCTTTTAGAAGTTTGTTTTCTTGTGTAAGATTTTTTACTTCTTTTGCTAGTGCATCGTTCTGTGTCTTACCGTCAATAACAGCTTCTTTAATCGATTCACTCATAAGAGCTGAATCTACAGCTAGAACCTTTCTTAAGTTTGATAAGACTTCAGTTGCTGTTCTGTTTTTTGTTGCTTCTTCGATAGCTTTTGATGGTATAGCTTCATCGATAAATTCTTCTAAATAATCGGAGATTGACTCTACAAGAGTGTTTTTAAATTTTGAAGCACTATGATCAATTTCTGTTTCGTACTTTTTTACAACTTTCAAGAGCTTATTAGCATTAGAACGATCAACAGCTTCAACCACTCTCTTTAGCTTCGAGGTGTGATCTTTGTCAATTGCTGACATGAGCGACTTAAGCTTAGACGCGTAAAGCTCATCTTGCTCTATTAAAGCAGCCTCAACAAGAAGATTTGTTTTTGAATCAAATGCTTCTTTTATTGATGAGAGTGATTCTTCTGTGAGAAGATTTTTAACCTGTTCTGGTAAGAATTTATCAATATTCATAATTTAAAATAACGGTTTAGAGGCAGCGCTGTTGATTCTACTTTTAATTTTTTCATTAACAACACCTGTTAAATATTTATGGGCCAAGGCATATTTTTTTGAAGAAATAGCATTAATAAAGGCTGCAATACTCGCTCTTATAGTAGCATTTGCTGCACTTTCGTTAATTTTGGTATCTTTTTTAGACATACTATTATTTATTCCTCACTAATTAAAACCTGCTAATAAAATTAATAATTTGTTCGCGTAAGTACTTATCTATATCTTTACGAGGTAGAGTACTTATGTTTTTTTCAAGTTGTTCGTATACCTCTTCATATTTACCACTATCAGCAAGAACCCATTGTTTTGATTCAAGTATACCGTTAACAAACGCTTTCGAAAATGACGGATCAGCTACACAGTCAATAGCTACAAGCTTCATATTGCGGACGACGTTACATCCATGACTCTCTTCTAAAGTACCGAGAGCTCTTGACGACATGCCGACCTTTACACCATCGTTTATTAAGCATTTTACTATCTGCCCGCATGGAGTTGAAAGTATTTTTGACTTGCCATAAAATACATTATTATCCTCGTAAAGTTCAGTAACTATATGACAAGCGCGTTCAAGATCTACATCAGCAGAAGCTGGGTGATTGAGCTCGCCCATAGCGCGACCCGGTACAATCATTTCTTCATTATATCTCGAAACTTCATTTCTAAGCTCATCAATTGGGTACATCCGCTTGTTTTTATTGACGCCTTCTGCCATCATATAAGGCCCTTTAATATAGAGTGTCGATGGTGAATTTATATTGCTTTCTTCTACAATATATTCAAAGCTATCGTCTATAGCTGGCTTTTCGACGAGAAGATTAAGTTTAAGAGACATATATTATATTTATGGTTTAAATTAGATTTTTCACTATTTAAGTTCTTTGTCTGTAATTATAAGGAAATCGAAGCCATGTTTTTTACAATATTTGCGCGCGCTCTCCCATTTTGCTTGATTTATTATGTACTGTTTTTGTTCGTATAAAAGATGGTGTTGTTTTTTATATTTTGTCGTTGGTGGTAGAGTTTGTTTATAGGGCTTTATTTCAATAAGATATTTTTTAACAACACTACCTTCACGAATTACCACATAATTGTCAATAAAGTATCTATGTACCTTTGTATCGATAGGACTTATATACGGTATAACGATATTTTCACTACCCCACTTTAAAACATTAACGTTATTATCGCAAAATTTAAAAAACTTAAGCTCGAGACCAGATCTATATGTCGCTGTTTCGCCGATGAACTTCTCGCGATTAACAGGTGTATAGATCCCTTGTCTATATTTGCTGTTTTTACTTATATTCATTTAACCAACAAAGAACATTACCGGATCCGCATCACCGAAGCCTGGCGATGCACCTGTCATAAGTTTTGTTTCAAGCGCTTCTTTTTCAGATTTACCTTCGGCAAGTAAGTCATAATTTAAAGTACCACCACCGAGAAGATTAACACCTGTAAATTTGCTTCTAACTCTACCAATAGTTATTTTAGATAAAGCTAACGCATATTCATAGACCCATTGCTCTTTTATAATATCTCGTATCGGTCTCTCTACATAACACGATATAACACCGTAAAACCTACTTTTACTAGGCTGTGGATGCATTGTTAAATATTGCGTACGTGGGTCAAATTTTATATCACGTCTTGTAGCTAATAGCTTTTCCCGGGTATCAATAAACTCTTTAAGTGAATACCATGATAGAAGATCAAATCCATAGTTACCGAGTGCATAGCTGAAATAGGTTTGTTGTGCTAGTGTTTGTTCTAATGTAAAGAGAGTATTAATACCAGTTGTTGATCCTTCTTCAAAATCTACAACATTTACAACCTTTCGATAGTCTAAAACATCATAATCGTATACATTGCTGTATGTGGATGCAGTTGTGTTTTCACATTGCATTGTTATGGTTTTGCGCCTTGTCTGCTTAAAGTTCCCAGTAAGACTACTATTGAATGTTGTTATCGCAGTATATAGATCGCTATCAATTATGTCTAGTTCTTGCATACCGCTTGAAAGCGTACTAGAAAGAGCTGTCGATGAAGAGAAGGTACCAGGCGATATTTCATCTATAGTTATAAAGACACTAGCTGGCTCTTCAATATTAAAGTTTGGACCGGGGAATGGCGGCGCGTCGTTTAGTTTTTGTTGGGTGGTATATTCACTGTTTCGAATGGTGAACAGGTGGTCGAGACGTATGCCTTTATTTTTTTCGTATAGGTTCGAGTCAAAAATTAAATATTCTTCTGTATATCCGGCAAATTTTGAAAAATATTCGACAGCGATTTGTATATTTTCGAAAAGCTGATCTGAGTGTATTTCAAGCGTTATAAGCGGATACCCGAGAGCTCTCTTTATTCTATCACCAAGTCTACCGTAACATTGTATTTGGTTATTAAGATTTGTAGATAAGAATGCTGAAACTGGGGTCACCTCACATACTAAAGACATGTATATATTTAGTCTTTACGCTTGAACAGGTGGTGTTTCTGGTGGTACAGCAGGCCCTGATTCTTCAGGTGGTGGTTCGCCTGCTACCCCTGCTCCTTCACCACCGACCGCTGCTGGACCGCCGCCAAATGCTGGTGGTGTAGCTGAGCTGCCTCCGCCTATTCCAGACTCAGCACCTTCTGGAGGTTGACCAGCTACAGAACTTGCTATAAGCGCCTCTTGCCAGGCTGGACCTGAAGCTTGTATTTGTGCTAACTCCCATTGCATCTCTGCATCTTTTCGTAAGAATTCTCTGTTTGCAAGTATATCTTTATCTTTCCAGCCGAGATATTTTTTCTGTGCGTATGTTGCTGATACAAACTCATTACTCGCTAAATTATTAAAGTTTGCTGCTTTAAGCTCGAGTCGTTGATTTTCACGCATCTCGTAGAAGTTCGTAGGTACATTGAACTCAACCTCAATATTATTAAGGTTGAGTTCAAATTTTTCCCATAACCCTGTAAGTTTAAGATGAGTAATAAATCCACGCTGTATACCTGTTGCGAAGCGCTGCTGCTGTCTAATTATAAATTTTGCAAATTTAAGCTCTTCACGTAAAATATCAGTACCATCTCTAAAAGCATCCTCTGGATCAAGACGCGATGTTGGTACCTTTAAAGCTCTATAGAGCTTTTTGATAAAGTACATAAGATCGGAGAGCTCACCGAGATTTGCACCACCGGGAAGTTGTGTTACGCTTGTACCATCAGATCCCTGACGTTTTGCAAACCAAAATGCATCAAGCATCGATTGAGGATTGAATTTTTTTACTACATCTGTCTGATCTAAATCGAAAGTCTTACGAGACCA